CCAGGTGGTCAAGGTGTGGCGACATGGTGGTGGGCCTACTGCGCACCACCGGCCTGACCATTACGCCATGGGCGGCACCGAAGTGGTCGGAATGGATACGCCGTTTGTGTTTCCCGACGGCACCGCCATGCTTTTCCCGCATGACCCGGCTGGCGGGGCGAGGCATAATATCAACTGTCGGTGCTCCGTTGAGTACAAAGTCAACTACGAGGTGGACTAATGGCTAGCTTTTCCGAGGCGGTAGGCAGCTGGGCTTCCGCAACAGAGCGGCGGCTTTCTGCTGTCCACAAGAAGGCTATCGAGAAGCTGGCAATGGAGATGACCAGAACCCGCGCCGAGGGCGGCAACGTCCCTGTAGTTACAGGGAACCTGTATCGCTCTCTGCTGGCATCCACGGCGGCCATGCCGAAGACTGCCGAGGGTCCGTTCGCGGGGTCAAACGTGCCTTCGGTTATCGCCACACTGCGGATGAACGACACCGTATGGCTGGGGTTCCAGGCGAGGTATGCCCGAAGGGTTAACTTTGGCTTTGTCGGCGCTGACGCGCTGGGGCGGGCGTATAATCAGCAGGGGGCGCACTTCGTCGAGCGCGCCATTGCTATGTGGCCGAAAATCGTTCGCGAGGCGGTAGAGGAAGTGAAGAATGCCAACCGTTGAAGTGAAGATCTGGCTCGCCCTGAGGTCGCGCATTGACACGCTTCCGCTTGGCTTCGCCAAGGCCTGGCCAGCCGAGACGTTCACACCGCCGCATTCTGGCAACCAGCTGTCGCCGTATATCCGAATCGGCACCGTCACCGTTGACCCGCTGCCCGTCCAGGTCGCCACCGGCAAGCCGCACGTTCGCACCGGAACCTTGATACTCACCCTGGTGCATCCGATGACGGAAGGCTATAGCATGCCGATCTATAGCCAATATGCAGGAACTATTGCCGAGCATTTCACTGACGGAACGGAAATGCGGTATGGTAATGTCTGTGTGCGGGTAACCGCACAGCCGCATGTGCAGCCGGGTTACGAGGACAATGGCTATTGGACTATCCCGGTTTCAATCCCGTGGAGGACAGTTGCATGAGCTGCAAAGAGTGTGAAGAACGCCGCAGACTCGCCCGAGATGCGCTCCTGCGCTCTGCTGTTGGGGAAGCGGCTGTGCATGTCGTTAAGGGGGCCGCCGAACTCGCGGGCCTCAAGAAGAAAACCGCTACTGCCGACCGCAAAAAGGCAGTGGCGAAACGTAAGTCCGGCGCTGCCGGAAAGAAGGCCAGTCCGGCCAAAACTGCGCAGGAGTAACATCTAATGAACGAAATGATCTACACCATGGCGAACACCAAGATTTTCATCTCCGAAAATCCGGTGCAAGCCAAGCTAGAAGCAACCCCGGAGGATTTTCAGGGGATCAACTGGATCGAGATTAAGGGGCTGTTCAACGTCGGAGAGTTGGGAGCCGAGCAGACCGTCAACGAGTACGAACTGATCAGTTCTGACTGGGTGATGAAGTCCAAGGGCACCCGCAACGGCGGAACCATGACCAACACATTCATCCCGCTGCACCTTGACCCCGGCCAAACCAAATTCCGCGAAGCTATCGAAGACAGCTGCCGCCCCTATGCGTTCCGCGTCGAGCGTGGCGCTGACTGTGCCCCCGAGGCGTTGGTTACCATCAGCATCGCTGATCCGGGCGTTGTGACGTGGACTGCTCACGGTTTCCAGGTCGGCCAGCCCATCATGTTCACGCTTGGCGATGACGCTTCCCTGCCCACGGGCCTGACCGCTGGCGTGGTTTACTACGTCGAGTCTGTTCTGACCGAGAACACGTTCACGCTGGCAGCCGAGCCGGGTGGCGCTGCCATTGAGACTACTGGTACCACCACCGGCGACATTACCGCCACTGCTCCGCCTGCTGGCATGACCGACCTGTTCCAAGGGTTTGCTCTGGACGGCGCTCGGTCTGGCGGTGCTCGTAACGACAACTACACTCGCAGCTATGGTATTGCCGTAAACGGTCGTATCATCACTGTGTAACAATCCCCGCAAGGGGAGATAGGGGCTAGGGGCGGATTGGTTCACCGCCCCGACGCCCAACCTGAACCGTATGAACCGAGGTATAGAATCATGGACATTAATGACATTGTATTGTCTGACGAAGCCCTCAACATCATTGACAACGGTGAATGGGTCCCCGCAGGTGACGAGGCTCCTGGCGTAGAGTTTTTGGTCACCGGCATGCAGGCCGAAGGTGCGCGAAAACTGATCAAACAAAAGCAGGCGCAAGCTCGAGCCAAGAACAAAGGCCAACCGCTTAGCGATGAACAGTTAGCCAAAATCACAAAAGAGGTTTTGGTTGAGGAAGTGCTCAAAGGCTGGCGTGGCATCACGCACAACGGCGAACCGCTAGAGTACTCCAAAGAGCGGGCGCAGCAATACATTATGAGCCGTGGTGGTGAGCGTTTCACGATGCTAGTCCTAGCCGCCGCTGCTTCTCTCGACAGGAACGCTAATGCCTATGTAGAGGGGTTGGCAAAAAACTAACTGCCTGCCTCCGGTGGACCGTCGCTAACCCCGATGCCGGTAAACTGATTGCAGCTTATCGGCACTTTGGGGTAGAGATTCCACAGGGGCTCATCCCGCCAGAACTGCTTGACGTAGAACTGTTCTACTGGGAGGCCTTCTGGGACTTGAGCGGCGAACGGCAGGCAGGCTGCCCCATCCCATGGACTGCAATTAGGCAGTATTACGATCGTGAGGGGATCGGACGTTTCTCTGATTTTCATCGTATAATCAAAACTATGGACAGGGCATATCTTGAGGCTGTAGATGCCCGGAAGCCGGAAATCGAGAGGTAAACGTAGTGGATATAGCGGCGCTCGGGTTACGTGTTGATGGCGTTGAAAATACTGACCGGGCTTCGTCGTCTCTTGAACGGTTTACCAAGAGTGGCAAGTCTGCTGAGACTGCAGCTTCCGGCCTAGCTTCAAGTTCCCGCAACAGCACCAGGGCCCTCGCTGACGTTTCCCGTGAGAGTGACCGCGCTGCCCAGTCAATGCGCGCCCTGGCATCCGCCATCAGACCCGTAGCCGCTGGTCTAGCGGCGGCCTTCAGCGTCCGCGCCTTAACCCGATATGCAGACTCGTGGTCTGACATGACCAGCCTTGTTCGCGTCAACATCGGCGCGCAGGAGGACGCCTCTGCAGTGATGCGGCGGCTGGCGGATATTGCTCGGTCTACATATTCAAGTCTGGAGCTGACAGCCTCCAGCTTCGCGCAGAACGCGTTTACCCTCAATGCGCTGGGCAAGTCTACAAAGCAGCAACTCGACTATACTTCCGCACTGAACAATGCCCTGGTTGTCTCTGGTGCCAAAGGGCAGCAGGCGCAGATGGTGCAAGACTCCCTAAACCGCGCGATGGCGGAAGGTTCGCTGCGCGGACAGGAATTGCAGAACGTCCTGAACTACGGTAGCACGGTCGCCACTCTGCTGGCCGAAGAATTGGGCGTCAACGTCACGCAGCTTCGAGAGGTGGCGAAAGAAGGGCGCATCACTGCTGATGTGATATTCAATGCCCTGGTCAAGAACATGGAGATGCTGGAGCAGACGGCAGAATCCATGCCCGCCACCATCGAGGATGCCTTCCTGCTGATGCGTAACTCCATTTTGCAGGCTGTAGGCGTGTTCGACCAAGCCAACGGCCTGAGCGAGTCGTTTGCCGAGCGCTTGGTCAAGATTGCCGACGCTATCCGCGATACCGACTGGGGGCCGTATATCCGGGCGCTGACAACTGGCGCGAAAGTTGCTGCCGCTTACGTTGCTGCCGTTTACGCAATACCAGTTGCAAAGGCTGCCGCAGCAGCCGCAACCGCCAGGTATCAGGTCGTGCTTGCCGCATTCAGTGCGCAGGCCTCGGTTACTACAGCGCAACTATGGAGCATGAATACAGCTCTAGGCGTAGTCGGTGCGGCTTTCGCGGGCTGGCAGATCGGCGCATACCTACGCGAAGAGTTCGAGATCGTCGAGAAGTTTGGTATCGCCCTGATGGGCGGGCTGCACACGATAGCTATCAGAATAGGCGGCTTCTTCCGCGAGATGGGCGAGAATATCAAGTTCGCCATTACGAACCCGCTCGATGCTATCCGCGGCGCTATCGCTGGCCTTCTTGAGTGGATAGCTGGCCTCGGCCGCGACGTGCTCAGGTTCCTTGGCTTTGAGGGGTTGGCTGACAGCATCCGGACGGAGTTTGCGGACCTCCGTGGCGCAGTTGCAGCGGAGCACAAGGCAACATTGGAGCAGATTCGGGCTGACACTGCCGCCGAGGTGGCATTTGTCGATAATATCTATGCCGAAATGTTCGCCGACGTGGGCAAGAATGCAAAGGAAGCCAGCTCCGGCATAAGCGACCTTGCGGACGGAGTCGGCAAACTGGCGAACGAGACCGTCAAGCTGACCGCCGCGCAGAAGGCAGCAGCAGCTGCTGAAAAGAGACGGCTTGAAGGTATCCTCAACGAGTTGTCGGCCCTTGAACACGCCGTCGCAACGTGGGGCATGACTTCCGCTGAGATCAAGATTTACGAACTCACGATGCAGGGCGCAACAGCCGCGCAACTGGAGTATGCCCAAGGGCTTCTCGACACCCTCGCGGGGCTGGAAAAGGCAAAGGAAGAGAAAGAAGCCTATCTACAGCTAGTGGAAGACCTGCGCACGGACGAAGAAAAGTTGACCGAGGAGTTCCGTGAGCGCATAGCTGTACTGGACGCTATGGCCGCGTCAACGCGCATTACCAGCGACGAATACGCAGAGATGGCCCGCCGGGCGGCAGAGGCAGCTTTCACAGCTGCGCCAAAGTTCGACGGCCTTGCTCCGGAAGTCGGTGGGCCGTTTGGCGAGTTGCTGAAAATCGACGAAGCGCAGGAAAAGCTCCAGTTGTGGTATGATTCCCAACTGGAAATGCTGAACGAGTTCCGCGCGGAGCGATCCGACCTGAATGCCCAGTGGGACGCGCGGGAAGAAGCGCTCAAGCAGGAGCATGAGACCAAGCTAGCTGCGATCGAGAGGGCCCGGTACATGGCGTCGCTGAGTCTGGCCGGTGACTTTTTCGGGCAAATGTCCGCGCTCCAGAAGAGCGAAAGCTCCAAGGCGCGGGCGCTCGGCAAGATAGCCGCTATCGCTGAGGTCAATATCAACACCTACCGAGCAGCTACCGCCGCTTACGCAGCTATGGCGGGCATCCCCATTGTCGGCCCGGCTCTCGGTGTAGCAGCTGCTAGCGCAGCTATTGCGGCGGGCCTGGCGAACGTGGCAGCGATTCAGGGCCAGGCGCACGACGGCATCATGTCGATTCCCGAGGA